GCCGCCTGTACGTTCGCGCTCGGCGGTTCCAGTGACGGCTCAATGCAATTATTTCCTGCCGGTACTTTTGACGCGCCGCGCGGCGCATTACGCGGCAAAGGCCCTTGGCGGTTGGATGCCGATTCGGCCAGGCGCTTGATCGGCATCGTCTCGCAACGAAAGAACGATATCGTTGTCGATTATGAGCATCAATCATTATTGACAGCGCAAAACGGTCAACCAGTTATCGCTGCCGCCTGGATAGGTCCGCAAACGCTGGAGTGGCGTGAGCCTCCGGCCGCACATCCCGGTCTATTTGCAGTCAGCCCGAAATATACCGCCGCCGCGTCAGCTCATATTGCCGCTGATGAAATTCGCTATGTCTCTCCGGTGTTTAGCTATGACCCTAAAACCGGCGTAGTGCTGGATATTATCAATGTTGCTTTAACCAATAGCCCCGCGATTGACGGCATGCAAGCCGTAACCGTCGCTGCCGCCAGTCTGCTGGCATCTGCCCCTTTAACCAACCCAACGGAGTCCGCTATGGATGAAGAATTAAGAGAACGGCTGTTATGGCTGTTTAACCTGCCGACCTTGGCGACAGATACCGACATCCTGGCGGAACTGGACAAGGCCAAGGCATTGATCTTAAGCCCGGACGCTGCGGCAACCAGCTTGCTGGATGTACTGTCCGCCAAAAACGCCGAGATTGCGGCATTGTCCGTGCAAGTCGGTACCGCCTCCGTCGTCGATCCCACTCAATACGCCCCGATTGCTGTCGTTAATGAACTGCGCGGCCAATTGGCGGCCTTATCCATCGGTGCGATCGATGACCGCGTGGAAAAGCTGATCGAGCAAGGCGTGGCCGACGGTCGCATCATCGGCGAGCCCGCAAAGGCCTGGCTGACCGACATGGGCAAAAAAGACCTGGGCGCATTGTCCTCCTATCTGGAATCCGCCCAACCTATCGCCGCCTTAACCCGCATGCAATCCGGCGGCAAGAAACCTGTAGACGACGGCACCAGTATCGCCGCACTGTCGGCGGAAGAGATAGTGGTCGCCGATCAATTATGCCTCAGTCACGAACAAATGATCCAACAACGGGGAGCTAAATAATGCCTTTATCAGCAGCAAGAAATACCAAAGAACGCCTTGGCGATATTGAAGAGTATCCCGTCAAGGCAGCAACAACCTGTTACCAGGGCGGTATGGCGGTATTAAACGCCGGTTATGCCGCTCCAGGAACAGCCGCAACGGGCCTAGTTGCCATCGGCCGTTTTGAAGAGACGGCCGACAACTCAGCCGGTGCAGCCGGCGCGATCAAGGCGCGAGTCAAACGCGGCAAGTTCCTGTTCGCCAATTCGGCGGCAGGCGATGCGATCGCCCAGGCCGATGTCGGCGCGGCTTGCTACATCGTAGACGATCAAACGGTCGCCAAAACCGATGGTGCCGGATCGCGTTCACGCGCTGGCCATATCGTCGCGGTCGAAACGGCAGGCGTCTGGGTTCAGATCGGACTTGGCTTGTAATCACTAATTATTTAACGGGGAATACACATGCAAATTACACCCAGTGCCTTAAGGGCATTATCACAAGGCTTTCAGGCCGCATTCTTAGCCGGAATAGGCGCTGTTGCGTCGCAATGGAATCTGGTGGCGATGGAAGTTCAATCCAAGACCAAGATCGAAAACTATGCCTGGATGAAAGACCTGCCCGGCATGCGCGAGTGGATTGGCGACCGGATCATCAATAATCTGGAAGCGACCAATTACCAGCTGGTCAACAAGCATTTTGAAAACACCATCGGCGTAGACCGCGATGATATCGAAGATGATGCATTGGGTATCTACCGCAACCGGTTTTCCATGCAGGGCGAAGTCGCCGCGCAGCATAAGGATTCGCTGGTTTGGCAGGTACTGTTAGCGGCATTCGCAACGCTCGGTCTGGATGGCCAGTATTTTTTCGATACCGACCATGTCGGCTATGACGCGTCGGGTAATGAAATCGCCTACAGCAATACCGGTGGCGGCTCCAGTGCGCCGTGGTTCCTGATGGATTTGTCGCGCACTTACATGAAACCGCTGGTGATGCAACAACGTCAGGAAGTGCGTTTTGCGGCGCTGGATAAGGATACCGATGAGAACGTAGTCATGAAACGCCAGTTTATCTACGGTGCGGATGCTCGCTATAACGTCGGCTTGGGCTTTCATCAGCTGGCTTATGGCAGCAAAGCAACTCTGGACGCAGCCGCTTTTGTAGCAGCAAAAACGGCGATGGGAACACAGCGCAGACCGGATGGAAGCAGCATGAACGTGATGCCGACCCATTTGCTGGTTGGCCCCAGCAATGAGGCAGCGGCCCGCGCCGTCATCGGTGTGCAACAGTTGGCTAATGGGGCGACTAACCCCTGGTACAACAACGTAGAAATCAAAGTCATTCCGGCACTAGGGTAATCAATCATGCTTCGTATTACATCGAAAAGAGAAGGTTTTAGACGCTGCGGCATCGCGCATTCATCCACGCCTACCGAGCACCCCGATGACCGCTTTACCGCCGACGAATTAGAGCGTCTGCTGGATGAGCCGATGCTGTTTGTTGAAGTGTTGGCGGACAAGCCTGGCAAGGCTGCCACTGCTAAAGAAAAGCAGGCGGATAAGTAATGCTGATTACGGCCTTGCTGACTATTGCCGTGTTGTCCGTCCATGACGGTGACACGCTGACCATCAACCTGCCCTGCGAGTTGGCGGCAGTGTGTAGCAAGGTTCCGGTCAGGATCAACGGCATTGATACGCCGGAAATTAAAGATCCGCGTCCAGACATGAAGCTATTGGCCCAAAAGGCCAGGTCACGGCTGATCGATTTGACCTCACCCGCTCATAAGGTGGAGATGCAGATCATTGGCCGGGACAAATATTTCAGGCTGGATGCGGAGATTTATTCGGACGGCGTGCCCGTATCGAAAACGCTGCTCGAAGAAGGCTTGGCGCGGCCATACACGGGAGTCGGCAAAAAGCCGTGGTGAGATGAGCTACTGCACCCAACAAAACCTGACCGATCGTTTCAGTGAGCGGGAGATTATCCAGCTCACTGACCGCTCAACCCCGCCCTCCGGCACGATCAACACCACGGTGATGAATCAGGCCATCGCGGACGCGGAGGCGGAGATTAACAGTTATTTAACGGGATACAAGCTGCCGCTGGCGACCGTACCGGCTAACCTGGTGCGCATTGCCTGCGATATCGCCCGTTATTACCTGTATGAAGATCGGGTGATCGAGCAGGTGCAGACCCGCTACGACGCCGCGATCAAGTATCTGACGCAGGTTGCCAAGGGCACTATCAGCCTAGGGCCGGATACGTCCGGCGCGGTGGCGGCGGTTGCCAGCGACAGCGCGCAGTTTGAATCCAGCGCTTCTGTTTTTGGGCGCGGCAATGCTTTCTGAACTGGAATTTGAGCTGATCGATGCAGTCAAGGCGTCGCCTATCTTCGCCAAGCTGCGGGAAGTCGCAGCGATGCCGGACGACAAGCCCGAAACGCTGATCCGCAAGTTCGCGGCGATGGCCCCGGCGGTTTATGTCGTGGCCGGTACCGGGACGATTGCCGACCAAAAGGAGAAGCTGCGCTTTGACCTGGTATGCATCGCCAACAATTCGCGTGGCAACGATGCCGCCCGGCATGGCGACGGCCAGACCATCGGCCTGTACCAGATGCGGGACGCCTTGATCGCGTTCCTGGACGGACACAGAACCACCGGTGCGGCCTGGTATGCCAAAAGCTTTGATTTTGCCAAGGCACCCGCCTGGCGGGAGCAAGGCTTAACGGTCGGCAGCTTGCAGCTGGAAACCACGGTGATGCAGGCGGGGATCGACTTAACGACCTTGGACGCTTTTGTCACTTTCCACGCCGACTATGACGCCGATCCGCACCATGCGCAGGTCGAGCATGTGAAATGGGTGCAGGAACCGCCGGATTATACGACCAGCAGGCCGGAACTGACCGACACAACCACATTACCGCAATAGGAGTTACCCGATGAAATTAGGCGATCAAATAAGAATCAAGCCGGCCAGCGGCATCAAGCTACGAAAGCCAGACGGCCAGTTATTAGCGGCAGAGGGTGAAGTCGTTGTCGCCAACAGCTACTGGTTCAGACGTTTTCAGGACGGCGACATTGAAGAAATCGCCGCCGTGCAGGAACAAGCCTCAGGCATTGAAGAAGTCGTTGCAGTGAAGGAACAAGTCTCAGACATTGAAGAAGCCGCCGTCGAGCAAGAACAGGCTGCCGATATCGTCAAGCAATCCAAACCAAAAACCAAGGGTTAAGCCATGCCAGATAACATTCCATTTTTAACGATCCCGCTCGATTGGCGGGTGCCCGGCGCTTATATCGAGATCGACCACACCAAGGCCGTACGCGGCCTGCCGGTGATGAGTCACAAGATGCTGGTGCTAGGCCAACGTCTGAGTACAGGCATAGTGGCGGCGGGCATTTTGACCCGCGTCAGCCGCAAGGAAGACGGCGTTAATTACTACGGCCGAGGCTCCATGCTGGCGCAGCAGATCGAAGCCATAATGAAAGTCAATCCGTACACCGAGTGCTATGCACTGGCCCTGGATGATCTGGTCGCAGGCGTTGCAGCTACTAAAATTATCACTTTTACCGGCTCGCCAACCGAATCAGGCACCCTATATCTTTACATCGGAGGACGGAGATTGACGGTCGGCGTTTTGGCGGCAGCAACCGTTACCGATATTGCGACCGCTGTCGCGGCGGCGATCAATGCCGATCTGGATGGTGCGGTTACAGCTACCAGCGCATTGGGTGTGGTTACTGCAACGGCGAG